GCGGTCGATCGTTTTACAAGAAGGGAATCACAACTTGAACTATGTCCGGCAACATATCATTGTTGTATAAACAATAACTACCGTGATATTATGAGAACGTATCTATAAACTAACGGAGAACAATAATACAATGAGTAAAAAACAAGAACTCGTTGCACTAGCTAGAACGATCAACGGTTTCAAGGGTGAAAACTCTGACGCCTACGGTCGCGTAGTGCCTGACCTTGCGATCAGTGAACTCGGTGCTGTCGAAAACTTCACCGCGCTTTCAAACATCATGCTAAACAGCGGTTATGCTAAACTGCAAAACGAATTCGTCAGTTCACTTTTGAACCGAATCGGCTTGTCAATGATTCAAGCGACATCGAGCGCGAACCCTCTCTCGATCTTCAAAAAGGGTGCTTTACCATATGGCACCGACGTCGAAGTGATCTTCACGAACCCTGCAACTGCCGAAGACATCGGCGCTGTTAGTGACGCAAACATGAGCAAATTGCTCAAAACCTACAAGCCAGACACGAAAGTTGTCTACCTACGAACAAACCGCGGTCAAGACGGCCTCGGTGATGTTTACGCGGTAACGGTAACAAGCGAAGATCTCAAACGTGCATTCCAGAGCATTGAAACTCTCGATTCATACGTCACATCACTCGTTCGTTCACTAACTGCCGGCGACGAAAACGACGAATTCGCATATGCGAAAAAGATCGTTGACAACGCTGTCAATCAGAACTACGTTGTGATCGAAGCGATTGCAACTGACATCACAAGCGAAGCAAGCCTCAAAGCATTTGTTGCGAAACTTCGTTCGCGATACCTGAAATTCACCCTTCCAAGTGTCAAAAACAACGCGTACACTCACTTTCCTGACAGTGCCGGCAACCCTGCAAAAGTAAACTCACGACCCGACGAGATCGCACTGATCATCAAATCAGACATTCTTGCGAACGTTGACGTTGCTGTACTTGCGGCCGCTTTCAACATGGAAAAAACCGACTTCCTCGGCCGCGTGATCGCTGTTGACGAATTCGAAAACGCCGGCATTCAAGCGGTTCTATGTGACATGTCATGGTTACAGATCTACGATTCTGAAAAGACTATCGAAGATTTCCGAAACGCTCGCACCGGTACAACAAACACGTTCCTTCGCGCTCGCGGTACATTCGCGATCCTACCATTTGCGAACGCTGTTGCCTTCGTACTTGACGACGAGGACTACTTGCCTTCAATCCCTGCAACGGTGATCGTTCCGGCAAAAACTGCTGTTGAAATTGACGAGGTTGTAAACTTCCGATTGACACCAACAAACAGCACCGAACTTGTGCAACTGAAAAACACAAGCACCGCGACAGTCGATATCGACAACGTTGCAAAGACTTTCAAAAAGACATCTGCCGGAACGGTAGTGCTTGAGATCGTCGGAACACCTGCCGTCAACGTTACTATCACAGCGGCGTAGTAAAATAAAAACATAAACGAAAGGGTGAAAGAAGCAAAATGTCGTTCGAACTTCCGATGATACTCGCCGCTTTCACCCTTGCGTCGATCTTCGGCACTGTTGCCGCCATGTTTTACGGAGTACGTCAAAAGACGATCATCGAAACACTACAAGCGAGCAACAGTGCCTATGTCGAACGTAACAAACAGCTCGAAGCCTTAACAAAAGAACAAACGGTCAAAATATCTGCCCTCGAAGGTCGTGTCACAACACTTGAGAACATCAAAACACCGGCGCTCGAACCTTTGATTCAACTGGTTACTGCAAACCATATCGAAGTAATGAATGCACTAAAAACGGTATAATAATGCCCTCAATGATAGAACCACACCTCGAAGAACAGCTATACAACCGACTTCACCGGTCGAACACGATTATAAAAGCGTGTCTGATCGCCATTTTGGTGATCAACCTCGTGACATCTGTTTTCGTTGTTTTCGTCATTCAGACGAACCAACAAGAAATGGTCACGAGAGAAAGCGCGAATCACATTCGCACTCGACAACACATTCAATGTCTTGCCGAACAGCTCGTCAACAACAAAGACGTTCCAATCGAATCATATGAAACATGCGTCAATAAACAGCGATAATATCGCTATAAGGATCAACAATGAACCTCAACGATAAACGAATCAAGAACCGACAAGCCCTCTCTCGTCACAAGATGTTTGAATACAACAAACTGATGAGAATTGTCAAAAACCGCTATTCATACATTATCAAAGACAACCCCGACAAAATCGTTTTGCCTTTCAGGTATGTCGAAAAAACCGTCGCCGAATCCGGCCGCGTGGCTATCTACAAACACCCTGACTACGGTGTCGCCGCGTACCGCGCGGTAATGGCCGGAAATCTCAATATATACGGACTCCCGAACACCTATTTTCTCTTTACTGCAAACGGCAAAAACATGGTTTCGCAAGTCAACGCCGACGACGAAAACTTGATCATCATGTCTGATATGTACAACGGCGAAGCTCTCTCACTGATCGCCGATCGTTACGCTGAAATGCTCGGCAGGATCCGCGAAACAATAAGCACGAACATCGCGGCAATGCGAACACCTTTCATCGTTCAGGCACCGAAGGAAAGAATGCTCGAAGTTCGCCTCGCGCTCGAAGCTGTCAACGAATCACCCGAAGTCGTTGTTGACGACAACTTCGACTTTGCGAAAACGATCAACGTCGTCGAACTCAAAACACCCGACAACCTTGAAACGCTCGAAGTTGAATATCACAACACCTTTTCACGATTTCTCGAAGAAATCGGCTTTTCGTCGGTACTGATCACGAAAAAAGAACGCCTCGTTTCGGCCGAAGCTGATTCAAACGGATCAACACTGATCGCGTTTGACAACGAAGCATATGAATCGCGCGTCAACTTCGTGTTAGAACTCAAAGAAAAATTCAACCTCGACGTTGAACTCGTAAAATCTAACATTGACATTTTGCGCGACTTTGGAAAAACAACCGAAACTCGGCCGATCGTCACCGAAGAAAAGGAACTACAATAATGAGTATTTTTGACACCCCTTTCATGGATCCGGCGATACCATTGCCGAAGAAGTTTCACGAAGTGATCGCCGACGCGACGTTCGTATTTCCGACCGACTACCCTCACGTTGCCGGTTTCTCTCCGGACGCTACGCGAACGCTCAAAGAAGTGATTGAACATGCGATCACAGAACACTATCACGATCACCATTTGAACTACTATGTCGTCGCTGATTTTCAACGACATTTCGACAACCGCCTCTATGCAAAAATGCTACAACATCAATACTGGATCGACCAATTTTTGCGCCTGATCGACGACAATCAGTTCTTTTTCAACGATGAAACTCAAAACCTATCGCGCGACATCTCAGGCAATAGCCTCTCAAAGACGTCTGACACCCCTCAGAACAGCGTTGCCGATATAAACAACTATCTTACAAGCGCCGACCAATCAACGAACAGCGCGGCCGCCACAGAGCTTAACACAATACACAAATCGACACTAGGCGACATCACCGTTCAATTCAACAATTTTGCTCACTTCCCTCAGTTTGTTGATGGTATACTTGAATCAGTTGCACCGGTGTTTATGCACTATTATGGCAACGACGAGGTTGATTATGGCACGACTATCTAAAGTTTCACTATCTTACATCGACATTCCCTCAAATCATGCGATCTCATTCGCGAACAACGCGGCGCGTGACGCGTGGTTTGACGGTCGCACAAAACAAGATTTTACAAACCTATACTACAACCGCGAAGAAGGCCTCGTTTTGCAAGGCATTCTCGAAAACTTCCGACAATATAATTTTGGTTACTACCTCAACGAAGCCGGCGACCGAATCTATTTCCGAATAACAAACCTCACCTATGTCAACGAACAATCAACGATCATTCAGATCGAAAAAGATGTTTTGATGACATACCTTCCGACCGCCTCTATGCAACCGTCATTCATCGAACGATCGAACGAAGCACCCTCATCTATATATGACGGTGACGTTCCCGAAGTGAACTATGGTGGATCGTTCTCTCACACCTTGCTCGACACCTTCGGCACCCCTCAAGCGCACTCGTTTTTCTTGCAAGTGTCCGGCGGATCGGCGCAAGATGATGTTTCATCTACAACAACATTGTATTCACCGAAAAACCTTGACGACACGAACAGTGCCGATATTCTTTTCGCATCAATGTTCCGAACATTCGATCTTGTAAGTGATAGCGGTCAATGCGCTGACTTTTTATCTGGTTATATGAGTAACGGCACCGCCGATCGTATTATTTCGGCCGGTACCATACCAACCGATGATATTGACTATAGTGAAACGGTTGCAACCGGTGTAATGGCCGCATATATTAATAGCAAGCGATACACAAAAACTGTTTCAGTATCAACAGCATTAAACAATCGTATCGCAAAAGACAACGTTTCGGTGATCATCGCTGAAATTGACAACTTTGCAAATCAAATCGAAATACCGATAAACGAACTTGACGGCGGATCATTAACGCTTGTATATGTTACTGATCCAATCACACAACAACGTCATTATGGTGTGTTGTCTGGTGCCGACGGTAACAACGAATTAAAATATAGAATGACACTCAATGTCGGCACTTCGTTGCCGTCCGTAAACTTGCCGTACTATATGGCCGTTCGTAACATCGAAACCGATCTTGCGGCACAACAAACGAACAACCTCATTGGCGGCGCTAATTCTATTGTTTCGGGTGCAATTACAGGCGGCGCGGCCGGCGCGTTTGCCGGACCCGTAGGTGCCGCCGTCGGCGCTGTTGGCGGCGCGGCTATGGCCGGACTTGCAACCGCTACAAGTGCCGTTCAAAATCAGGTATCGGCGAACGCCGCACTTGAAAAAGCAAAAAGAATGACGCCGACCGTTTCCGGTACGGTGTCAGGTTTTGGCATTTTCGCCGCTCGTGCTGTCGGTGTCAACGTATTCTTGAAAGAACCCAACGGAACCGGTTTGCAACAACTTCTCGACTATTATCGCTTTTTCGGCTACAACAAATCGCGCATTTTGACGCCCTCAGTTCACAGTGGGCAACGGTTCTATCAAGGCAATGTCAACGGACATTTTCCGGCGGCCAGTGCTGTTGATATTCAAAACATCAGATCACTATTCAATACCGGCATATGGTTATGGCCGAACGAAGGATCGTTCTTCAATTATTAACGTTTGAACGTTTTCTCGATTGTTTTCTTGAGTTGTATATATAATGCTCATTTTATTGTATCCATTCTAGCGCGGTATATGCCCCGCGCTGTGGCTATTATTGATTAATTAGCTTGTGTTATTCGTTCCCACTCTGGCAGCAGTCCTTGCGTGTAGCCGTAGGTTTGCAACTCACTATTAAGGCGTGAGTAATCGGCGTTAGCCTCGTATTTATGTATACGACGCGTGTAGTACTTGCGCCCCAGTATGCCGTTAGCATCTTTCAAGAAGATAGCACTATCAGTATCGCTGTGGTACACCTCAAGTGTTATGCCATAAGTAGTATCGCTAGCTGTTTGCTGTAGTGCCATAATTATTTACTCCTCTTGTCGATTATGGTTATTTTATTAGGTGTTTGGTAGTGGCCGAACGAAGGATCGTTCTTCAACTATTAACGTTTGAACGTTTTCTCGATTGTTTTCTTGAGTTGTATATATAATGCAATAAAAGAAACGATTGTCAATACAAGTATGATCACCACCACGATCATATATTGTATGAGCAAACCTCGTAAATAAGGATCATTGATAACGTAATCCATAAACTACCTCTTTCGACTGACGATTGATTGAATTGACTTTTGTGCTGTCACCTGAGAATCGAAGGCGACGCGGCCGCTTGTTATATAACTATATAACATGTTCAGGCCGTTGCCGACGAGCTTCGGCAAGGTGGCGACAGATCCGTCGGTTGTATAGATCCTTTTATATGGCCGATCGGTATTCTCAATATAAATGATCGTTGAATCTTTTTTGCTCAGTTTGGTGAACATAATATTGTAATATTCGCCGCCGATCACAACGCTGAAAAGCGGTGTTGTTCGTGCCGGCTTCGGTTGAACAAGCTCGCTGAACTTGCTGTCGTTTTTGTTGACGATCATGCTTTCATAGTAGCTCGTGCCTTTGGCAACTTTTCCGAGTTTCGTTTTGGCCTTCTCTTTTATATAGGCAACGTTTGAGAACGAATAGATCACCACTTCACCACCTTTGAAACTATATATTTTGTCGTCCTCGAAGTCGCTTGTTTTTGGCAAACCGAGTTCGTGAAAAATAGGATAGAAACCGTTTTCGTTTTTGTTACCGGTGGCGATCACGCGAACGTCGTTGTTCATGCGCCCGAACGTTTCAATCACATCGAGAAGTCGCGTTGCTTCGTCCGGCAAGTAGCCGCCGTCGTAGGCAACAAACTCGTCCCAGAGAATCGTTTTGACCCCTTGTGGTGAAATACCTTTCAACTTCGTTGTGGTCGATAGCGCGGTGTTGATACCGAGTTGCTTCCATGTGATTTCTTCGACTTCGTTGCCTTCGTCGTCGAAGTCTTTTGATTTATAGCCGATCTGGTGGCCGCCTTTGTAGTTGCGAAAAACGCGATGTTCGGTTTCCATGTCGTCGAAAAAACGATCGGCCGTTGCAATAATTTCACTTTCACGACGTTTCAAGAACGCGAATTTTTCGCCGTTGTTTTCAAACCGCCTGAGAATACGTTGCTTTGCAGAGTATGTCTTGCCGGCACCGCGCGAACTGATAATGAATGTCATCAACGCGTTGCGCGACAGAATCGGTTCGATGTCAAAATATTTGAACCCTGACATAATTATTTTACGACATTAACTTTCACGACTTTTCCCGTACTCAAACCCAACATTTTGACTGGTATTTTGACGGTTTTTCGTTGTTGCCGTTTGCTTTTTGGTTCTGTCGGTATATAGCGAAAAATCTGAGGGTACATTTCTTTGAAAATATCTTTGATCGGTTTCATAATATAACAACCTTCGGCAATGCCTTGATTTTTGGTAATTTCTTGATCCTATCGACTGACGTTTTGATCGAATATTTGATCGAGCTGTCGTCGAGTTCTTTCGCGTCACTTTCGGCCGTTGAATTCAAGATCGCGTTGACGTTTTCATAAAAATCATTATTTTTGAGAACGTAGGTCGGCACCTTATTGAAAAACTTGTTCGGTACATGGTAGCCGTTTGATTTCAAAAAGGTTTGCGCGTCCTTGACGAGTTCACCTCGTTCAACCGCGTTTTTGAATTTGCGAAGGCCGACGGCCTTGTCTTTGGTGATCGTTCGAACGAACGACATGTTTCCGGTATACCCGCGCTTTCGCGCCCAATATACAGCGGTATGTTTTTCGGCCTTGGCGCGTGGTGAAATGATCCGGCTAATATCGCCGTTTTCACTGTACTTGATTTTGAACCCTTGACGCGACAGGATCGCTTTCAAGCGAGCATTTTCTGAGGCAAGTCGTTCAATATCGTTCATGTCAATGCTTCGTTTTCATCGAGATATACGCTTCAAGCGGATCATCTTCGAGTTGCTGTTGTTCTTCGGTGACTTTGACCGGCGTGTTCGATTGACGAATAAACAAGTTGTTGTTGACGTTCAACAATTCCTTGTTTCGATCTTCGAGTTTCGCTTTTTCTTCAACGGTCGTTTGGTGAACCTTCGTGGCTTCTTCGAGTGTCGTTTGCATTGACAATAATTGCTCAGATATGAGAGCGGCGTCGTCGCCTAGTTTCTCGCGAATATCGGTGACGAGTAGTTCGGCCATGTCGGTTTTTTCTTTGAAATCGTCCATTGTTGTGCTTCCCTTCTTGTAAATGATCGAGCGCCCTCGCAATGGCGCTCGATCTGGTTACTATTTAGCGATCAACTTCGACAGTATAGTCGTTGTATTGAGTGCCTTTTTTGCTTTCCTGTTTGCCGTTGTAGGTGACACGAACGGTGTCGCCTTCGTTGATACCGGCTTTGAAAGCACCGTCAATGACTGTTGAAAGCCATACCGCGACGCGCTTGCCGTCGGCGACTTCGAGAACAGCCGTTCGACTACTCTTTGAATCGCGAGCTTCGTTGATCAAAACGACCTTGCCTTCAACAGCGTCACCAACTTTTAGATCGGCCGGCTTGCTGTTCCAGAAGGGTACGTTTTCGGTTAGATTTTGAAATGCCATAATATAAAACTCCTTATATTATTATTGTTATTTTCTTGCTTAATTGCAAGCCCAAGAAACCCGAAGGTTTCAAAGGTTTACGATCAAGCGGCCATTTCGATTCGAAACGCCTTCATCACGAGATCGCGCGTTTCGGCGAGATCCCATTCCATTTTTGTGCAAAAATATTCGAATTCGTATCGACCGAGATCGTCGGTAATTTTCAAAGGTAAAAATGTACTTTTGAAAAAATCGACTTCGTTCTTGACGACAATACCGCGAATTTCAACCGGTACGCCGGCAAGGGTACAATTCATATATTCAAGATATGTATCGGCCATTTGATCCATGACGTCAAGTTTGATGATCGTTTCTTTGAGTTGTAACGATACTTTTTCGATTACAGGTGTTGATAGAGTTTTCATAGTTACCGCCGTTCTTATGTTTACATTGTACATTGTAAACCGGAAAAAATACCTTGTCAAGCCTATTTTATATCTTTTATAGTAAAATCAACCGGATTCAAGCGAACACCACCATGAACATACTTCGGAATCAACTTCACCTTCGAGAATGAGAGGCCGGCTTCGAAGTCGTCGAACGTGACTTTTGATATGTCGGCCGTTTTTGGTAGGCCGGCGACTTTGATGTCTTTATAATCGCCATAGTCTGTCATATAACATTTTGCATGTAAAAATTTACCGCTGAAACCCTCTCGTTCGATCGCCCATTTGCCGAAGTCGCTGTCGTGAATGATGTCGGCCATTTCGCCGTTATAGTCTTTGATATAAATCGAATCGGTGTCGCTGTATACGATCCGATCGTAGCCGATCCGGTCGTACACTTCGAACAACGCTTTTCGCGCGGCGGCCGTCACCGCGATCGACACCGGCAAGTATTTTCCCTTGCCGATCTCTTGTTCAGGATCAGGCGTTTCGACGAGGTGATCTTCAATTTCGTCGAGTTCAATGAACCGGCGCTCGTTGATCAACGATTGCGCAAATTTGCCATACATTGAATTGAGGCATAATTTCGCAAACTGGCGAACACCGGCCTTGATATATTTGCCGTTTTCGTCAAGTTCGCTCGCTTCTTCTTTCAGTTCACGAAGGTTTTTGATCACCGGATTGAAATCGCCGGTTGTGGCGTTGAAAACGATATATCGTTTGATCGTTATGCCGCCGAACGTGTAATTTTTACGCGCTCGCTCGTAGTCTGACCAGACAAGCGAGGCCGAGAAAACATCAAAATGATTTTTGTATTTTGCAACAAACCCTTTTCGCGTCAACGTCGGAAAACAGTTCGGTTTCAGATCAATATTTTCGGCCTCAAATTCAACGATCACAAAATGATCGTCGTCAAGATATTCGTCAATATTTGCGCTCGCGTCGAGATAGTGAGGTTTCCCGATCGGCATAGGTGCGAACAACATCATCGAAGGGTACATTGAGTTATAATCAACGGCGGTGATGTTGTGAACCGTTTTGCCTTTGTAGCGCTCGTTTACGGCCGTATAACCGCCGTAGTACGCTTTTCTGAGTACCTGATCATCTTCCGGCCTTATGTCCTCGTGAGAGCGTTTGGTTCCTTCTGGCATAGATCGGTTGATCATAGCGTACACGAACGAACCGATCGTCAGATATGTGACGTTGAAACCGGCTTCGATAAGTTTTTGCATAGTGAGTGCGACGATCGTGACGTCGTTCTTGATATATTGAATTTCGTCCGGTGTGAGTTGTTCGCCGATCTTGCGAATTCTCGTATAATCATAATCATCATCGAGCTTCTTGATCGGTAGGTTGAATTGTTTCGGCATAACCTTCACCGAGGTACTAGGCAATAATTTCAACGAATCGCGAAACTCGATATTTTTCCACTTCACCGAGTACCATTTGCGCGAAAAAATACTGACTTCGACCGCTTCGCCGGCGCGTATCAGATAATCAACAATATACGATCCGTCGAAACTCAAGTTGTGAAAATATATTTTTGATTTGTCTGGCAACTGTTCACAGTAGTCGAGAAATTCTTCGATCGTTGTGAGTACCGTCACATCATACGGATTGACGATCGGCGCGATCGCGGCGGCGTAAACACGAACACCGTCGGCGTTTTCGAGATCGGTTGTTTCGAAGTCGGCAACGAATACTTTGTCGCTGATCCTTGATCGGTAGGTGACGCGAGGTTTGACGCCGGAAAATAGCGCGTCGAGTTTCGCTTTGTCGGTATAATTTATTTCAATAAAATGTTCTTTTTGATCATAGAGATCAACAAGATATTGAGGTGTTTGCACTTCAGAATTAACCACAAGCGCGTTTTGTGAGAAATACACTTCAAGTTTAATTTTCCGCCGAATCATACTATGATTGTATACCACAGCACCCGAAAATGCATATTTATTTTTAATGAGGTTATGTGATACAGTATAGTTGTCACCGTCCGTATTTTGTGACCGCGTTCGACTAGGTATACACGAAAGTGATGTCGGCGCGAACGTGTCCGCCGCACTCATAAGATAATGGCGCGAGTTGACTGAAAAAAGTGAAAAGCACCTCTTGAGGTGCTTTTTGCTATTTAGCCGTTTGTAGGGTGTTGTCGTTTTCCATAGGGTACAGGGTGATATTTCTTGCTTGTTCGTGCCGAATCGTATTTGCTCGATTTTGACTTTTGAATGTTGATCAAATTTTTGCTGATCAGGCGGTTTTGATTGTCACCGCCGTTGTCGTCAGGATCGCCGCCGCTGTCGCCTGATCCGTCTATTGAATCAAAGTCGGTGTTCACTAGTAGTTTATAATGGTGCTTCGTACCTCGCCATGACTCCCCAAGCCGGCCAAGTCGTACAGGCCAAGTGTTACCAATCCCGAAATTTCGTTGTTGCGCTCCTGAAACTTTTACATTCTGCTCATATACAACATCGTTCGCACCGGCAACGAAAACGTGACCGGCCGTCAAGAGATCTCCGACGCCGGTGCAAACAACATGAATTTGACCGGCCGGTACACTTGCGAGATTTGTTCCCACAAACACCGCTTCGCCGGCGGCAACCATAGAGGCACCGACTTGATTGCCGTTGCCTCTTGCTTTGTTATAAGCAGGGTAGCCGAGATCTTTCAATAGTTGACTGACGACCTGAGTGCATTGCCCTCTATATATGCCGCTTCCACTTTCGAGAACGAATTTACCGATCAAACCCGATCCCCATGCTACATAGCGAAAGTCGGCCATTTCAAACTATACTTTTCTGAGTGAATCAACAGGTACAGCGCAACGAACAATATCACCTTTTCGAAGTACCGCGTAGCCGCGACTGTTCACTTCGCTGTAATATGATTTACCGTCGTTGATGATTGCAAGGTTCAACGGTACACCGTTTTGATCGGCTGTTGCTGTTGTGGTGACGCGATCGCCGATCTGAGGTGTGGCGGTGACGTCACTTGTGACATTCAAAGACGCGTTGACGGTGTTCTGAACTTCTTCGTAGTTGTAACCGGCATTTATGATATTTGTCTTTCGATCTTCACCGTTGCCGTAATCACCGCGAAGAACAGCGTTCACAACGTCGTCGGTGACAGGCTTATATTGAGGTGGTTGTTGAATGACAGGCGGTTCAACATTCCAACGCTTGAAACGAAACGCGCCGAGAAAATTGCCGAGGCTCATTCGAATCACGTTGAACGGCGATCCGTTGACGCCGCCGTTCTGGTTTTGGCCGAGAACGTTGATCGTGCCATCGCCGTTGATACGATCGACGAAACCGATGTGACCGTATTGACCACCACCGAAAACAATGACGTCACCGCGTCGAAGGCTCGTTTGTGAGGTAACAATGTCGAAGTCTGATCCGGCGTTTTTGTCGCGCGCGTGAGTCCAACAACCTTTGGCGGCACCGGTTCCACCTGTTGAGAGATCGCGGCCGATTTGTTGCCACAACAGCGCGGCACCATCCCAACATTGAAAACCATAATAGTTGTCAATATCATAACCCTTATTTATGACGTTGTTTCGAAACGCGTCGTATGAGCTAACGTCAACGCTGTATACAGCACCCTGACCGCCTTCCGCTTCAAAGTCTGCATGTTTTTCTGCTAGATCGTTTGGTGTTTTAATTGATAATTCAGTTGATGAGGTGACGCCCTTGAAAATACCGCTTGCGGCCATTTTCGTATTTTCTTCGATCAGTGCTTCGGCCTCTTTTTGATCGTTCTTGTTTGTGATGATCTTTTGACCGGTGAACGCTGAAAGAATACCAGACAATAAAACCACGAAAACCGCGCCTGTTTGTTGAATTTCAGTCGCGAGAGGTAGGTGCCATATAGGTGATAGGCCTGAATATGCGAGCGTGATCGCGGTGATGATACCGGCGACGATCGAAAGTTTTTTCGCAAGATTATTCATTTTCGTTTTTCTCCTCTTGTGTGTATATTGTTGTCAATTCTACAATGCGCTGATTGATCAGTCGCAAATTGTGTTCGGCCTGTTCTTTGGCGGCGATCTGATCGTATGCCATTGCCTTGAGTTCATTTATGTTGATTAGTTTGCTGAGATCCATTTGCCGCACTCCTTATATTTAGATTGTAATTTGATTTTAACAATAAAACTATGCCGCCGCAATAGTTGTTACTGTTCCGCTTGATCCCTTGTATTTTAACGCGCCGGATTCAACATATAGGTACCCACCGCCCGAAGGTGTACCGGACGGTGCCGTTTGATTGAGTAGTGTTGACACTTGAGAGATCACTAGCGAGGTGATACCGCTGTCGATCGTCATTGTTGCACCGGCGATCGTGATTCCGACGTTTGAGGTGCCGCGAAGTTGTAAGCTGTTTGTCTGAGCCTGAACACGAAGGCCACTCACGTTGTTGTCAATACGGCCGACGGCGATTGAGTTTCGGATCACTGAAAGCGCCGTTCCAAGTACATCGGTTGTTGTGCCGGCTGATAGTGACGCGTTGTTGTATACCGCGTTGCCGCTGTATGTTTTCGCGCCGGCGATCGACTGTGCTGTTGTAAGATCAACGAAGTTTTGTGTTGCTGATCCGGTTCCACCGTTTGCAAGGGGTAGAATGCCGGTGACGTCGGTTGTCAGTGTGACAGTTGAAAGCGTCGAGAGCGTTCCGAGGCCGAGGCCTGTTCGTGCCGTCGCTTGTGTCGTGCCGCCGGTTCCGCCGTTTGCGACTGGTAACGATCCGGTGACGTCGGTTGCCACGTTGACAGCGCATGTGGCTGCGAGCTATCCGAGGCCGAGGGCTGTTCGGGCCGCCGCTTGTGTGGTGCCGCCAGTTCCGCCGTTT